AAGTGTTTGTTGATGTTATGTGGTTTCACCAAATGACCAAGGGAGACTATGATAACTGGCACAATCACTTCGGTTGTCAGTGGATAGGAATATACTTCGTTGACCTACCTGAAGGTGAAGAAACCATACTAATGGATAGTGATGGTAATGAGTTTCAAGCAGATGTAAAAGAGGGGGAGTTATTGATATTCCCTTCTGGTTTCTTACATAAATCGCCACCCAAGTTGTCAGATAATATAAAGACCATCATTGCATTCAACTTTAGTGTGGCATCCAAGTACAGTCAGGAGACGTTGAAGATGGTCAAAGAGACCCATCCATCAAACTATTTCGAAGATGTACGAATCGCAAAAGTATTTGAGGTATAAATAGAAGTATGGGATTATTAAAAACAGCAGCAGACTTAGTATACACGATTCGGTTCTTGAAACTGTTGGTCACTCCGATTGAGAAGACCGATGCATTCAAGAAAGGTATCATTGATATCGATGGTAAGAAACGAAAGGAATTCAATACGAACAGTACTGATGACCGTGAAGCATATCGTTCGCATTACACACCATTTCACCGACTTGTATTTAACCTCAAAAAGATTATGGCGAAAGCGCCAGGCGGTTCATCTGTTATCGCAAGGTATGGTGCTGCACTTGCACTCATAAAAGAACATGGTCAATTGACTGATTATCGCATTATGCAGATTCACGAAGAGACGGGGATTGATATTCTTGACTGTCTTGCAGAGGATTCTCAGTGGTTCGTCATAGAAGATAAACAACTGTCGCCAGGAATTTACCGAATCAAACATGATACCATGAACGCTATGTGTGAAGAAGTTGTTCACAAAGACGATAAAATACGAGTAGACGAAGACGCAATACCTGTTGATGAGATTCTGGGTATTGATATCTACAAAGGAATACACCTTGCGTCAAGGAGTTATGTGTATTTCACAACTGGGGAGATTACCCGATGAAAAAGTTTAAAGATTTTCAAGAAGACATGACAACCACTGCCGTTGCTGGCGCTGGCGATGATAGTACGACTGTACCTGTCTATTTGAAAAAGAAGAAGAAGAAGAAACCTATTGTAGTTGATAGGTTCAAAGAAATGAGACAACGTTGGAGTAAATAATGTTAAGTGGATTATTAGGTAGTGTACTTGGTTTTGGTGGTTCGGTAGTACCCGCAATCACAGACCATTTTAAAGCAAAAGCAAACAACAAGTTTGAACTAGAGAAGATGGGTAAGATGGCAGAACTGCGAGCAGCAGGGTTTGACCATGAAGTCCGTACCTATGAGATTCAAGCAGATGATAAAGAACATGACCGATTGATTCAACATGACATCTCAATCAACCAAGGTACTGGTATCATTGCGGGTCTACAGAAGTCTGTACGTCCTGTAATCACATACTGTTTCTTTGGACTGTTTTGTGCAATTGAGATTACCCTTCTAAGAGAAGCCCTGAATAGTGGACTCCCACTTGCAGACTCTCTTGGACTATTGTGGGACGGTGACACTAAGGCAATTTTTGCCGCTATCATCTCATTCTGGTTCGGTTCTCGTGCAATAGATAAAGCACGAAAAACATAAAATAAGTCTTGACATTTAGCCTTTAATTAGGTATAATACATTAACTGAAAACACTCAGGGGTATATATATTATTACCCCCTGAAAAACTATACTCTATGGAAAAGTAAAAATGCCCGTCAAAATTGATAAAAAGAAAGATGCCCTACTAGAAGAATATGCAGTAGGAATGTTAAAAGATTTTTACTTACGTGATTATGAAAAGAGTCCTCAAGAAGGATTCAGACGAGCAGCAGAAGCTTGGTCAAAGTATAGAGAAGAGATGGACGATGAACTCGCCCAACGTCTCTATGACTACGTAAGTAATAAATGGTTTATGTTCGCCTCTCCTGTGCTATCGAATGCACCCAACGGAGAATCTAAGAAAAATAAAGGGATGCCTATCTCTTGTTTCTTAACCTATGTTCCAGATACCCTTGAAGGATTAATCGGTCACTCATCTGAGTTGAGATGGTTGTCTGTCTACGGTGGTGGTGTAGGTGGTCATTGGTCAGATGTAAGAACTGTATCAGACATAGCGCCTGGCCCGATTCCATTCTTACATACTGTTGATGCAGATATGATTGCGTATAGACAGGGTAAGACCCGTAAAGGTTCTTATGCTGCGTATATGAATATATCGCATCCCGATATTATAGAGTTCATGAACATGCGTATACCTACAGGTGACGTACAACGTAAAGCATTGAACCTACACAATGCAATCAATATCTCCGATGAATTTATGAATGCGGTAATGTCAAATGATACGTTTGACCTCCGTGACCCCAAAGACGGTACAGTAAAAGAAAGTATCGATGCACGTAAGTTATGGGAACGTCTAATAGAGATTCGTTTCCGCACTGGTGAACCATACTTGAACTTCATTGATACCGCAAATGCTGACTTACCTCAACCTCTGAAAGATAGAGGTCTGAAGATTCATGGGTCAAACCTATGTAACGAAATTCACTTACCAACAAACGAAGACAGGACTGCGGTATGTTGTCTGTCTTCTCTGAATCTGGAGTATTATGATGACTGGAAAGACACAACAATTGTTCGTGATATTACTAGGATGCTTGACAATGTCTTGCAGTACTTCATTGAAAACGCCCCCGATACCATATCAAGAGCAAAGTATTCCGCAGAAAGAGAAAGAAGTATTGGAATCGGAGCGATGGGATTCCATTCCCTCTTACAAAGACACGGAGTTGCATGGGAGTCTGAAGCTGCACGAGAAATTAACCGTACAGTATTCGCACACATTAAATCAGAAGCAGTACTAGAAACAGAATTACTTGCAACAGAACGTGGTTCATATCCAGATGGAGAAGATTCTGGACGTAGAAACTCTCACTTACTTGCTATTGCCCCGAATGCATCATCTGGTGTAATCTTAGCAACAAGTCCATCTATTGAACCATTGAAGGCAAACGCATATACACATAGAACACGTGCGGGTTCTTTCTTAGTTAAAAACAAATATCTTGGTAGATTATTAGATGAGAAGGGTGAGAACAACAACCCTATCTGGACATCTATTATAACTAAAAAAGGGTCTGTTCAACATCTTCCATTCCTCACAGAAGGAGAGAAGGCAATCTTTAGGACTGCGGCTGAACTTGACCAAGAGTGGATTGTTACTCATGCGGCAGAACGTCAAGAGTATATCTGTCAAGGTCAGTCAGTAAATCTGTTCTTCCCTAGTGGTTGTGAAAAGTCTTATGTAAATAAAGTCCACCTTAAAGCGTGGAGCGAAGGACTCAAGGGTCTGTACTACCTAAGAACTGAGTCAAAACAAAGAGCAGAAAATGTATCTGAGAAAGTAGAACGTGTTGCACTGTCTGGTGACATGCGTAGTATAGTCTACAGTAAAGCAGATTGTCCTTTCTGTTCAATGGCAATGGAAGAACTGAAACTAAGAGGAATACCATTTGATAAGATAGACCTCAAAGAAATCGGTAAGACAGCGGCAGAAGTAACAGGAAGAAAAGTGAAGACTGTTCCGCAAATATACATCGAAGGTGAATATGTCGGTGGTTATGAAGACTTAATGGAACACTTAAATAAACCAGTAGAAACAAACGAAGACGATGAATGTCGTGCTTGCGAGGGATAAAAAATGTCATTATTAGAATTTAGTAAAACGTATAAACCTTTCCTCTACCCTTGGGCGGTGGAATTAACAAAGAAACATGAAGAGATTCATTGGACAGAAGATGAAGCGGAACTATCCGAAGACATTCAAGACTGGAGAATCAAACTTAATCCGCAGGAAAAAGAATTTATTACGCAAGTATTACGTCTGTTCACACAGTCGGACGTACAGGTTGGTGAGAACTACCACGAGTTGATGATTCCCAAGTTTAAGAACAACGAGATACGCAATATGTTATCCTCGTTCGCAAACCGTGAAGGTGTACACCAACGTGCATACGCACTATTGAATGATACCCTTGGTCTACCAGACGAAGAACATTCTGCCTTTATGGAATACACAGAGATGGCAGATAAGATTGACTTCATGAAAGAGGGTGACATCAATACCCAAACAGGACTTGCACTGGTACTCGCACAGTCTGTATTCAATGAAGGTATGTCTCTGTTCGCATCATTTGTTATGCTGCTGAACTTCCAACGTTTCGGTAAGATGAAAGGTATGGGTACTATTGTTGAGTGGTCTATCCGTGATGAGACAATGCACGTCCAAGGCAATGCTAAGTTATACCGTGAGTTCTGTAACGAACATCCACGTATTGTAAACGATGAGTTGAAGTCTAAAATCTATCAGATGGCACGTAATGCCGTTAAGTTAGAAGACCGATTCATTACACTTGCATATAAGTCTGGTGATATCGAAGGTCTATCTGAGGCAGATGTTAAACAATACATCCGTCACATTGCAGACCGTAGATTACTACAACTAGGTATGAAACCTAAGTTTGGAGTAAAGGATAATCCACTACCTTGGTTAGACTGGGTATTGAATGGTGCATCACACGATAACTTCTTCGAGAAACGAGTTACCGAATATTCCGTTAATGGAATGGAAGGTGACTGGGGTTGGATAGAAGAACCAGAGAGTTGCGGATTAGATGGCAATGCAGTAAGTGTCGCCTAGTGGAAGAAGACAACGAAACATATCTTTTAGAATGTTCTCTTTGTGAAACGGATGTCGAAGTCCTAGTCAAAGACAGTGAGGAAGAACCACAATACTGTCCTATGTGTGGAGTAACGATATAAGAGACACATATATACCATTATGTGGATATATGAAGATAAAGAGTTTCAACCAGAAGACGAGTTCTTGGAGCAATACCAAGGATTCGTCTACTGTCTAACCGAGACAAGTACTGGTAAAAAGTATATTGGTAAGAAGTTTTTCTGGAAACCCAAGATACTCCCTGTCACAAAAACAAGAAAGAGACGCAAACGAACAAGAGTCCAATCCGATTGGCGGACGTACTATGGTTCGTCTGAAAAGGTAAAAACACTGTATGAAGGGGGTCAGGACTTCCGTAGAGACGTTCTACGACTCTGTCGTACAAAAGGTGAGTGTTCATACTACGAAGCGAAACTACAATTTGAATATGATGTTTTACTGAGTGATGAATACTATAATGAGTTTATAGGTTGTAAGATACATGCAAAACATATTAAGTCGTGATGCAATTTCCCGTGGTCGAGGATTCGTCTTCGATAATGTTGGAAAACCCGAAATATGCAGAGAAATAAATAAGATTAAAAACCTGTTGTTAGAGACAGGTGCAAGAAAAGGTGACATAGTAACTATCAATATTATGGTAGTTAATATACGTCACGTTGCTGCCATATTTGCGTGTGCAGAATTGGGACTGCCATTAATTATCCTCAACAGTCCTGCAACAAAAGAATCCCTACCATTTACTAAACTTGCACTCCATGGCCCAAGTGCCTGGCACATCTACGATTCTGAAAACCCTACCAATCTCGTTTATGATGGTCTTCATGATGAGATGATAAAACAATATGGTGGAATAGGTATTGACGTACAGGATGCATACAATCCGCATGATATAATAGGTGACGATGTACTACCGAATGACATATTCCTAATAAGTTCTACCAGTGGAACAACCAAAGCGTCTAGACCTGTAAAGTTTTCACATAAAGAAACCATGAAGATTGCCAAACGAAATATAGAGGTGTTCTGGTTTGGACACGATGCAAAGGTTATCCATTCAAGAAATCTACACCATGCATCCGCATTATTGACCCACCTACTACCCGCACTTATGAATGCATACACACATAGTTCTTTTGCACTAGGTCATGATGGGACACATGCAGAAGACTATAATTATCTAAAGGGTCTTAAAGATTTACATGATAATCCCCCATCTAATATAATGATGCCTAATAAGAAAGTTCTCTTTGATTTTCTAGAGACGTTTGGAGGGCCGTTCATGAGAACCGTTAATATTAACATGTGTGGATTCCTATTGGACGCAGAGTTTGTTGACCTTGCAAGAGAATACAATGTTTGTTTTCAGTCACATTACGGTAGTATTGATACCGCAATCCCTCTTTTAATAAACCGTGTAGACAAAGACTCATTCCATATTCCTAATTCATTAGGAGTACTATGTGATGACTTTTACGAGACAACCCTTGAGGATGGACGTATGAAGGTGGAACACCCCTTGTGGGACGCACCAAGGTATATGGACGATGAGTTACAGGAATTTGACGGACAATACATTCTAAAAAGTAATCGTCAAGTTGATATAGATATGACGGGGATTCTTGATTTGTCCCCATTCTCCCACGACACTAAAATTGATTACGAACAATTACGAGGACATTTGCATGTTACTAGTAGCAGGGTGTAGTTTTGCTTGGGGAGACGAATTAGTCGGCTCTCGAAACAATCCACCGACTCACCAAGACTTGGTGTTTGGTAGTATATTATCAAAGAAGTTAGACTTAGAATACACCAATATAGCTGCATGTGGTAATTGTAACTATAAGATATTTCGTGACGTTATGAGTAATCTCCATCTAAATCCTAGTCACATTTTTGTCTTGTGGTCTGACCCTCTAAGAAAAGAACAACTATTAGACGTACCGAACCATGATAGAAACAAATTAAAGGTTGCTACAAGCTTGTCTATGACTCAATGGCACGAGAATCGATTCGATGACCTGTTACTCTCTATGAGTAGGGATGTTGCATATGAATGGTCAAGACATTATACCTTTAATGAATTACCCTCGTTTGAAAAAAAGGAAACCGCAATCAGTGCCTATGGTACGGGTTTGTTAACTGGATTCACTCACCTAATACCCCAAATGATTGCATTGCAACATATGTGTGACGGTATGGGAATTAAGATTACACAAGGTATTTTTCATCAAGAAATTCGACAAGAAGTGTTCCGATATATTAAAAAAATAAGAATGTCACGGTTCAATTCCAGTAATCAACTCAAAGCTTGGACTAAGTGGGCAGAAGACTCATTAGACTCATTGAGACCAGAGTGTAAACTAGGGTTAGTTGAAGGTGATACATGTCTAAAGACTGTAATGGAAGGCAGACCTATGAAGAAATACGGTCATCCAGACGAACAAGCACACACAGACTACGCAGATTATCTCTATCCTATCGTAAAAAAACTTTAAATAAAGCTTGACAAACCCTGCTCTTGTTGTTATAATAAGTATATAAAATGAGAAAAGGGAAAGAAAATGTTTAAAGAACTTCAAGAATTCGGTGACTATGTCAATAGTTTCTATGGTCAAGGTGGTATCTATGCCAAGTCTGACTACGCAACCGTCCAACAAATCGAGACTGCAATTATGACTTATATGTCAAGGTTGACTGATTTAGTCACTTGGGGTGGCGGTGACAGTCTGGACAGAGAAAGAGTTTCTGTCATTCTGACTGACGAATTAAATGTTAAACTTTATTGAAAAAAGGCTTGACAAACCCTGTAAACCTTGTTATAATAATAACATAAACTAAAGAAAGGAAAGAAATTATGGCGTATGTATCTCAAGAAGACAAGAAAGAACTCTCTGTTGAAGTTAAGAAAGTCTGTAAAAAGTATGGATTTAAAGTGAGTTTAGGTGTCAGACATCATAGTACTCTCGTTGCGAAAGTGAAGGGTGCAAGACAAGTTTTAGAGGGATACTGTGCAGAACAGATGACCCCTAGAAAAGTAGAGAAGAGGGAGTTTTACGGTTATAAGTTCAACCCTGCGACTGTTCTAGAAGAGTCTGCAAAGTGGGGTCACGATGTGAACCTTCACTGGTTGGAAGAGAACTACTGTCCTACTGGAGTTAAGTTCTTACAAGAATTAAAGTCTGCGATGGAAGGAGAAAAATTCTTCTGTGAAGATGATTCAATGACCGACTACTTCCACAGAAGTCACTACGTTGACGTTAGATTATTTGCATAAGGAAAAGATATGGGAATGTTAGAAGAATACTTTGAATTTTTGGATGACTTGAGAGAGTCTGGTGAAATCAACATGTTTGGTGCCGCAAAGGTACTACAAGAAACGTTTGGTTTGGTCAAGTATGAATCAAGAGACATCGTCTCTGCGTGGATGGAACAATTTTAAATGAGTTATATATAATATTAAGGAAAACAATTTCATGATTACACGAGAAGAAGTTGAACAGAAAGCAGTTGCAATCAAAGAAATGATTGCGGGTGCGGAAAAGCTACTTGTGGCTTCACAAGAAACTGGTAATGAAGAAGGTGTCGCTGCTGCGACATATCTAGTCGTTGAATATGAACAAATGTTGAAAGAATTTTGTTCATATTATAGCATCTAGAGAATCTTTTTCATATATATAATATTAAGAGGAAAATATGCAGAAAGAAGTATTCGAAATCTTTGAAGATTTCACGAAACTCAAACAACGGAAAGACAAAGTAGCTTTCCTAAAAGAACAAGGGACATTGTACCCTGCCGTCAAAGACATAGTCCGTGGTGCATTCGACCCCCGACTAAAGTTCGTCTTACCCGAAGGAAAACCACCTTACTCCCCAAACAGACCTGAGTCTGTGCCATCATCACTGAGAAAACTGCACAAACAGTTCGGTGACTATGTGGAAGGTGCAAGGTCAACCGCAATGGGTAAAATTAAAAGAGAAACAAGATTCATTCAACTATTAGAGAGTATCCATGCAGAGGATGCCCTAATCGTATTGGATATGGTGGCAAAGAAACCACCTGTAAAAGGATTGACGAAAAAGATAGTAGAGGAGGCATTCCCGAACCTATTGTCTTAGTACTTTGTTATGTTGTTACGCTAAACTCACAACAACAACCCGTAAGGAGCAAATATGCCAAGAAACCAAATAGAACGTTTAAAGAATGATAGTCGAGAACTTGATAACTACATCCACCGTCTCAAGAAGAAGGGAAGAGACAACCTTGCTCATAAGTTATCGATTAAAAAATCATTCTTAAATCAGACTATTACCGAGTACGAAAATTTGGACACTCAAATTCTAGCATAAAAAGGTAGGTGGTTAAATCTCGTGGGGGGTGCGTAATGCACCCTCAACGTCAATGGAATTATTATTATGATAACAATGCTAAAATCCAAAATCCACGGTGCTACAGTCACGCAATGTGACTTACATTATGAAGGTTCAATCAAAATTGACCGCAACTGGATGAAAAAAGTCGGTATACTCCCCAACGAACAAGTAGATGTTGTCAACCTAAATACAGGTGGACGATGGACAACCTATGCAATTGAAGGTTCTGTTGCAGAGATAGGTGTCAATGGTGCGGGTGCAAGACTTGCCGTAGAAGGTGACGAACTAATCATCATGGCGTATTCTTTAATGTCCCCGTTAAAAGCGAAATGGTTAACCCCAAAAATACTTATCCCAAAGGATTTATAATGCCTCTATATACAATCGTAAATAAAAAAACTAAGAGAACACAAACAATGATGTGTTCTTACGTTTCTCTTGAAGAAAAGTTGAAAGAACTAGGAGATGAGTGGAGTCAAGAAATTGGTGCTCCTGCCATAGTATCTACAACTGGTAATGTTGTTAACAAAACAAGTAGTGATTGGAAGAATCACTTGTCAAATATTCAGAAAGGTGCGGGTAGAGGGAGTAATATCAAGACATGACAATGAAGCGTCTCAAGATAGACCATTTACATACATACGATGCAATAACATCTAATCAACAAATTGCATACGAAGCATTCAAAGACGGAGACCATCTGGTTCTCTGTGGTTCTGCGGGTACTGGTAAAACCTTTGTTGGTATGTACCTTGCACTACAGGATGTCCTTGATAAGTCGTATGACCAAGAGAAACTTGTCATTGTAAGAAGTGTTGTTCCTACCAGAGAGATGGGTTTTTTGCCTGGCAGTGTTGAAGAAAAGATTGCTACCTATGTTGCACCCTATAAATCAATTGCAACCGAACTCTTTAATGAGAAGATGGCATATGAGAATCTAGAACAACAAGGAATTATTGAGTTTGTATCAACATCGTTTATACGTGGTACAACTCTAGATAACTGTATAGTGTTGGTTGATGAGATGCAGAATCTCACCTTCCATGAACTAGACAGTATCATTACAAGGGTGGGTAAGAATAGTCGTATTATCTTCTCTGGTGATTATTATCAGTCTGACCTGAAGTCCAGTTCAGATAAAAAAGGTATCCTTGACTTCATGAACATCATGGAAGTCATGAATCACTTTACAACCGTGGAATTTGGATGGGCGGACATCGTTCGTTCGGACTTTGTCAGAGACTATATAATGACAAAAGAAATGGTTGAACGAGGAAACATTAAATGATAGATAATAACATCTGTCAAATTTAGGAGAAGTACCATGTGGGCATTCATATTAATCGCTTTACTTATCGGCTCAGCTAGCAACAAACAACTAACAGAAAAATGCGAAAAGGAAGTTAAAACCAATATCGCAGATAGTATGTACGAGTGTACAAATTACTATCGTACTAGGTTAAAGTAAGATGAAATTAAGTAAAAACTTCACACTCAAAGAGTTCACAAAGTCTATGACTGCGACTCGATTGGGTATCGACAACACACCACAGGGCGAACATCTAGTAGCGGCACAAGAGTTATTCACTCAAGTCGTTCAACATGTTCGAGACCACTTCGGTATCACCCGTATCAATTCGGGTTACCGTTCTCCTGCACTGAACCAATCCGTGGGTGGTTCTTCAAACTCACAACATTGTAAGGGTCAAGCAGTTGACTTGGAATGTGATAAGGCGGATAACCTTGTTGTTGCACAATGGATTAGGGACAACCTAGAGTTTGACCAAATCATCTCAGAGTTCTATGTTGAAGGTGACCCCTCTTCGGGTTGGGTTCATGTGACATATGTGAGTCCTGAAGAGAACCGTAAGAAGTGTTTGACCGCATCACGAGTAAATGGTAAGACACATTATTCGGTTGGTCTGCCTGAGTGAAACATGTACAGGTGTTTGCAATAGACAATTTTGACAGTCTACAGAAAGAAGCACTATTACAAATACCTGTAAGTAACGAACCTGTCTATGGGGACTATGATGTTCATGGAGACCCTACGAAATGGGACTTCGATTCTAAACCATATTCCGATGTTACTAGACGAATAATTACCCCTGCAATCAGTAAGTATTGCAAATCGTGGGAATGTATTTCCTGTGCATTAAATACTCTGTGGTATCATGTATATAATAAAGGTGGCAGTTATATGTCACACACCCACACTCTAGCAAATATGACTGGGGTGATACACTTGTTATTAGAAGATGAAAGAGACTGTACTACTATAGTCGGTTATGACGGAAAAATAAAAGAAGGTGAAGTTGTATTATTCCCATCGATGACACCACACAAATCAAATCCAGTTCATGGGAAGAAAATCATTATCGGTTTTAATTGGGACATGTATTCGGATATGAAAACAGGCGAGGAAGTACAGTGAATTTAATATTTCAATACATGATAACAAACGAGGAGACCGAGAAACGGGCTCCAGTTCCACAATATCCACAAGGTACTAGGTCAGAACTCTATCGTGTAACGGGTGACCTATCCGCAAAGTCGTTTCAAATCTATGCGGATAAGATTGGATGTAAACACCAATACTCGACAAAACAAGTATTCACCGAAGGTAAGGTTGGGTCAACTGTGTTGCTCTATGAATGCCTACGTATCATCTATGACCCTATTTACGAACAATTTGACAAGATTGCATTCATTGATACTGATATCATCTGTAACACCGAAGAGAACATCTTTGATGAAACTGGTGATTATGAGATTACAGGTGTTCTTGAATCTGAAATACGTACTGGTAAAGACGGTGGATACAATACTTGGGATTTCAGTAAGAAGACAAGAGATGCACTGGTAACCAAGTATAAGCGTAATGGTATCCCATGTGTCCCCACAGAACCCCCATATCGTCCCTCCTGTATCGCTACCTTTAATACTGGTGTCATGGTATGGACTAAAGAAGCACGTATGAAAGCACGTGAGAAATTTGATGATTGGTACGAATACATGTCAGATGGGGACAAACACGGTGACCCGTTTTGGATTAACAATGACCAACCATGGTTATCTGGACAGATAATGAAACACGGATTAACGTGGCAAAGTATCGAACAGAAATGGAATGACACACCTACCCATTGGCCAGATGACAGAGGATATGACATGAATTTCCTCCATTATACTGGGGGTGGTAATAAGGTTGTTATGTTGGAAGACTATAAAAAAGGTAAATTTAAGTACTTAAAAGCTTGACAAACCCAGTGTTTCTTGTTATAATAACCACATGAAGAAAGAAATACAACTACAACATAAGGAAGAAGAAGTGCTAAGTCAGTACCATAAGGTAATATTAACAGACGCAGATGGTGTTCTCCTGAACTGGGGTTACGCATTTGACGTGTGGATGACCGAGAAAGGTTACACCGCCAAAAGTAAATTAGAATACAATGTCGGTACGATATATGACATTGCACCAGAAGTATCAAAAAGATTAGTCAGAGAGTTCAACGAATCTGCCCATATGGGTTTTGTACCTCCGTTAAGAGATGCAATGCAGTATGTCAGAAAGTTACACGAAGAACACGGTTATGTGTTCCACTTGATTACTAGTATGAGTAAAGATGAGAACGCACAGAAACTAAGAACAATGAACATTAAGAAGTTGTTCGGTGAGACTGCATTCGTTAAATTCATCTATCTGGACACAGGTGCAGACAAGGATGAAGTCCTTGCACAGTACAAAGGAACAGGTTATACTTGGGTTGAGGACAAAGTTGAAAACGCAATTGCGGGTGACAAACAAGGTCTTGACTCAATTGTCATGGAACATGGATACAACATGGACAACCAAGACTATCCCCTAATGAAAAACTGGAAAGATGTGTACGAATACCTTGTAGGTTAACGTATATATAACTACATGAAAAGATATGTAGGTTACTCCGAGTTTTATCATGATGCCGCACTCGCCATCGTTAATCCCGATGGTGAAGTTGCTTTCGCATCCCAATCAGAAAGATATAGTGGTCTTAAAATGGATGGTCATATCCATCCGCCTATGTGGGAAATGGTTAATGACGATGACCATGTTACCTTCTACGAAGACCTAAACGAACGCATGACAGTCATGGGTGGGCTTAGAACTTTCGGTGGAGCGACATCATTTGAAGAACTCATTGCTAGAGACTTAAAAGATGGTGACGAAAACCTAACAAGGGCACACACCTCAGAAATTAGAAAACCCATCCACAATCAAGCATCCTATGATAGCTTCAATAAACATCATGAAAGTCATGCAGCACTTGGATTCTTTACCCGACCATGGGAATCAAAAGAGGATACAGTAATTGTATCTGTCGATGGTTCGGGAGAAGTAGAATCTACTGTAATCTATGACCACAATTTCAAACCCCTCAAAGTTGTTAGATGGCCTCAGTCCTTGGGAAGTCTCTATGGGATGGGTTGTGTTTCAATCAAATTAAAACCTTTAAGAGATGAATACATTCTTATGGGTCTTGCTGCATATGGTAAACCTCAAGATGATTTGTATCAAATCTTACACGATTGTTATTACTGGCACGACACACTGGAAGGACAAGATGTTTGGGATAAAATCGATTTTACGGGTGAGTGTATAGCAGATAGTGAACTTGCACATAGAGATTACCAGTTTGAGAAACAGTTTATAAAATTGGTAAAACTTAGTTATACTAACAGAGAGTCGGATGTCGCTGCAACAGTTCAGAAATTCTTTGAGACAGAGATTTTAAAGATTATGACCGAAGCACGACAGTATGGTTCTAAGTTAATCTTTACTGGTGGATGTGCTCAAAACGTTGTTGCAAACTCTTTGATACGTCCAATGTTTGATGAGATGCATATTCCTATTGCACCCAATGATGCGGGTAACGCTCTTGGTTGTGCCGCATACTCATGGCACAAAGAGACAGGTGGAACACACCTAAAGTGGTCACCCTATCTGGGACACAACATCGAACGTGAGATAGACCCCAAAGAAGTTGCACAATATATCGTAGACAATAAGGTATGTGGAGTTGCAAACGGACGTGCAGAGTATGGCCCTCGTGCGTTAGGTAATCGTTCTCTACTTGCAGATGTTCGTTTTGATGTCAAGGACACAGTAAACGATATAAAACGCAGACATAAGTACCGTCCATTCGCTCCTGCAATACTATCAGAATGGGCAGAATATTACTTTGAAGGACACATGGGTGAGTATATGCAGTACACCGCTACTGCAAAACATCCCTATGATTCAGTTAGTCATGTGGACGGTACTGCAAGAGTTCAACTTGTTAAACCAGACTGTGAGTCTGTATTGAGACAGATTCTAGAAGAGTATTACAAATTAACGGGTGTTCCAATGTTACTAAATACATCATTGAACATAAGAAATAAACCCATGGTCAATACCGTAGAAGACGCTATTGCATGGGAAGAAAAATATAAAGTAAAGGTATTTTAAATGAGCGAAGAAGACGCAAAAATAATCGAAAATAAGGGATACCATCCCGCAGATTCAAATGGAGACGGTAAAGTTTCCGATGCAGAACAGGAAATGTATCTGGAGTTCAAACGTAAAGAACTTGATGACCAAGATGCAATGCGGGACGCACAACGTAATATGGCATGGTTTGCACTAGGTGGTATGTTGTTATATCCCTTTGCGGTAGTTCTTGCAAATCTAGTTGGACTAGACCAAGCGTCTAAGATTCTAGGTGATATGGCAGCGACATACTTTGTCTCTGTTGCAGCAATCGTTGCTGCATTTTTTGGTACTCAAGCGTATACCAAAAAATAATGGAAAAAGTCCGATGGAGAGGTACTTGGGGTGTTGGTGACTTTCAACATGCATTAAACGTTTGTCATAACTATTGTTTCGATAACAAGATTAAGGTAAACTTGGAGATGCACTGGAGTCATGATGAGAATTACAAACCTCATCCAGATGACCCAGAAACAATCGTAGAACGAATGGAGTGGTTACACAATAAGTATCATAGACAAGATGATGTTGTTGTTACACACGTATTTAACTCCGACCTATTCCCCTCTGGTAATGTCAACCCTGATAAACAAAAACCACGATTCTTCTTTGATTCAAATAAGTTTGACCCAACGAGTGCTCCACCAAATGATTGGATATTCAAACCTGAAGAGTTTGTAAAGAAGAGACCTAAGATAGTTATATGGACACCCGCATACAATAGTGAACCTCCAAGAAGTTGGAAAAAGTTCTTGACAAAAGATGATTGGTCTGATATAATAAGCTTGTTGCGTTGGGACGGGTGGATACTAGTGGAGCTAACTTATCGAACCCCTATCAAAGATGCATATAAACAGATACAAGAAGCAGACTTCATTGTCTGTTATGATGGTATGTGGCATTACATTGCAAGAAACTTTGGTAAACCAATGTACATTCCATCATGGGAAGGTATCACAGATTATAATACTCCTCAGTGTATAAGAAAACCAAATAGAAATCAAACTATGGAATTCTTTGGAGATGGAGGAGACTCCTTCGAACCCAATATGTCTCTAATGAAGGACAAAGCAGACAGATATATAAGAATGTTAAAAGAAAAATATCATGAAAAGTAATAGGTAGTTTTGTATGAAAATAGATAGAGCAGTAATTGAAATTAATGGTGGGTGTAACTACTCATGTACTATGTGTCCACAGGATACACGTACTGGTGGAAGACATAAAGACTTTCTCAAGAAGATGGGACTAGAAGAGTTCGAGAAGAATGTTGCAGATTGTGCTCAACACGGACTAAGAGTAGTCAACCTAGAAGGTAGTGGAGAACCCACACTAAATAGAAACCTACCTGAATACATTAAGATTGTTAAGAAGTATGGTGCTAAGTGTTTCATGTTCTCTAATGGATTCCGTATGCACGGTAAGTTCATGGAAGATTGTGTTGATGCAGGATTAGACTTCTATCGATTCTCTTTTATTGGATATAGTCCTGAGAAGTATGATGAGTGGATGAACAATATCATTGGCGGAAACTTTAATCATATTGTAAAAAACATACGTGAAATGAAAGCATACGTTGATAAGACTGGTTCGGATTGTTCTGTTGCAACCTATCATCTCATTACTGATAATGACAATTTAGACTTTGAACTAGATGCATATAAGAAACTAGTAAATGACCTTGGTGTTAAGACTGAGATATGGAAGATGCATAACTGGTCTGGTGTCTATGACCCTAAACAAAATACACGTACTGGTGAAGAGAAAACATGTGGTAGACCGTTTAGTCCTGACGTTGTTATACGTGCAGGAGGCAGTGACGGTAAGAGAGGTGGTGTCGCACCTTGTTGTCAAGTACTAGGACAAGATGAGAAAGCAGTCCTTGGTCATACAAGTGAGAATACCATTGAAGAGATATGGAACGGGCCAGAGTATACCAAACTACGTGAAGACCACACCAATAAAACATATCCTGACTATTGTAAGACATGCGACTTCCTATTAGATGACCCTGAAGTCTTGGTCTATACCAATCACGAACGTGACTTGATGAAGATGCATGGAACTGAGTTTGACTTAAATGATTTCAGATAATGTATGGATGATACAGATACCTGATAATAGGGTATCACAACATTACGCAAGTTTGTGTATCCCAACATGGGACTGTAAAGTAAATCTATTTGATGCATTCACCCCCACTGCAATGCCAGACTATTTAGATTTTGGTACATTCTGGGGGTCAAGAGAATTTAGTCCTAGTGAAAAAGCAGGGTTCTATAGTCACCTAGAGTTATGGAAACGGTGTTATACAGAAGACAAACCCATATCAATCATAGAACATGATGTTGCACTACGTAAGTGGCCATTAAAAGATATGCCAATCATTGATGACTTCTTTGCGTTTGCAGACTTTATTGATGAGGATGATTGGAAAAACTATTCTACCCGATTCGAAGGACATCCATACTGGGGAACAGATGAACCATTATGTCCTGTCACCCATGCATACTATATGACACCTGATATTGCAGAGACTCTACATTCGACTTTATCCAATATGACACTCACCAAGTTTGTGGATGATTACATGTGGGAGTTTATGGGTAAAGATAAGAATAAAATAGTTAATTACGCCCGTCCTATATACACAGACTGTATTGGAGGAACAATGGTTCATGCGTAGATTAATATTTCAAGTATCGGTAGGTAAACCTTCCAAACTATATGAACATTGTATTGATTCAGTCGCAAAGTATTGTGCGAAATATGATATCGAACACATTGTATTAACTCAACCCAAACTAAGAATCAAACCTGATATCTTTACCAGTGGACGTAGTGAAGCGTCCTATATGAAATATGGTGGATATCTTCCTATCTTTGAAAAGGAGAATGCATTTGACTATATTGATAGATTTGAACAAATTGCGATTGTGGATGCCGATATATACATCCGACATGATGCAACAAATATATTTGATGACTTTGGTACTGACCACGCATTTGGTGCTGTAGTAGAACGTGAAATGGACATTCAAGATTGGTATGGTGGTAAGATTAAAAACTACTCCGCTATGCAGTATAGACACCTACATAGTGCGGGTCAAGGTGATTTCAAACCAACCAAATTAGGTTATGAGTTCTTTAACATGGGAATGATTCTCTTGAACTCCAAACTATTCAAACCATACCTCAAGGGACAAGACCCTCACAGTTTCCTAAACCGTATGGAATTTAAGGACTTTGTAGACGGAGTCGGTGCATACAAGTGGAGTACTGACCAAACGTTACTAAACTATTTCCTGAAGAAGTATAACATACCTACCAAACATATGGAAGGTAAATGGAATGGACTATTTGGTGCAATCAATAATGTAAAAGATTGTAACTTTGTACATTTCTTTCTAAAGGATAAACTCCCCGATGGTGGAGAAAATGTTACCCAGTTGATGAATCAAATTGTATAAATACTAGGGACAATACCGTCAAACTTATATTAATAGAGTGATAGGAGAAACATATGTTAACCCCACAAGAATTTGTGAAGAAAATTCGCAACGAAAACCAACCGCTATTTGAAGCGTCTAAGATGAATACTAAGTCGTATTTTGAAGGTGACCTTCCTGAAGAGGAAATGGTTAATCATTTCATTGGTCGTATGGTCAATGAACGCATGAACATGTCTGAGATTTGTGATGCAATTGCAAAAGCACCCGATGATACAGACCCTAGAGAGTTAGAACTTCTAACTAAACAAGCAGCAGACGAAGCAAAACATTACCGTATGGTTCGAGAAGTAATTGAACACATCAAAGGTGAGAAGATTGATGTAGTCCAAGCACTTGAATCAGAAAGAAAGGCAAACACCGCAAAAGGTGCTGCACTTCTAGAAAAGTATGATGCACAAGAAGATGAGGCAGTCCTTGCCGCATACCAACTTGTTGCAGAAGGACGTGCGGAAGCAGTCTGGAATCAGATGGCAGACACTATCGAAGATGACTTCATCTCTTCTCGTTATCGTGAGATTGCGAAAGACGAAGGTTTCCACAGTGCAATCGGTGGATACTCGTTACGTAAACTTGCGACAGATGAAAAGACTCAGAGTCGTGTCCAACGTGTTGTTGACGCAATGCGTAAAGACCTCTTTGAAATCTCGTGTAGAAATACAGTAGAAGCAACAGGTTCAAGACAACTTGTAAACGCTGCTTACGGTTGGTAGATGAAAATAGGACTCACTCAAAGAGTCCTCACGCACAATAAACAAGTTCATGATTCTTTAGACCATAACTGGTATAGGTTACTAAAGGGTCATGAACTCGTTCCAATCCCAAATCGTGATGACTTAGATTATGAATCTCTTGCAGAATCTCTAGACCTCCTCATTATCACAGGTGGAGGAAACGAGCGTATCCGTATCACCACCGAAGTATCCCTTGCAACAGAAATGTCTGAGTTGGGTAAACCTATACTTGGTATATGTCATGGTGCATTTTTACTTACGGAAATACTTGGTGGTAAAACAAGGACGGGTAAAGAGAACCACACAGATGTTGACCATCTAGTGTATAAAAGTGATTCGTGCCATACTGTTTCGTGCCATACTGTGAACAGTTATCACAATATTTGTATTGACAAAGTACCACCAAATAGTGTATCATTGTGTATAGACGATGATGGTGATTGCGAGTCTTGGATAAAGGATAATGTTTGTGCAATCGTGTGGCATCCTGAGAGGATGACCATACCCTATATACCTACAGAGATAAAAGAGATTATAAGATTATGAAGGGAATGTTAAATATAGAAAATGGTGAAACCTATAAGGTTCGTGATGTATGGAGTTATGACGTTACGGTTACCAAAGACTCAGTCCAATACCTTGGAGATGAGTTTGAAGGAACAAGTTATCTAATGGGTAAGAATTGTGATATCGATGTGAAAGAAGGATACACCATTCACCGTGGTGATTTTGCAGGACAGATAGGAAAAGAGTTTCTAGTATCTGGTGAGACATTTGCTCATATAAAATTCTATGGACTATCCATGAATGATGACCGACTGTTTATACCTCATGGTCTACCGAAGGGTAATCTATCCTACATGGACGGTGGTACAAACACCACCGCAGTAAATCCTGGCAGACTGGGACTTCCTGTTATTAACTATGTCCACTTCCCCGCAGGGATGTCACAGACCCTACACACCCATCCAAGTCAACGTGTTGGTCTTATCCTTTCTGGTAAAGGTGAGATTGAACTTGATAATGGTGTAATGTTTCCTATTAAAGCAGGGGACTGTTGGGTGATGGATAGAAATGTATTACACAACTTCATGTGTAATCAAGGTGAAGATGTCACCCTATTTGTGTTCAGTCCTGACTCTGGTACAGGCCCGACAGATGAAATTAACCCATTGAAGGTACGAACTTATGTCGGACAAACAAGAGTCTAAGAAACTAATTATACTCACAGGGCCACAAGGTTCTGGAAATCATCTATTCAGTAAGGTGTTCAGTTATCATCCCTTGGTAGAGGGATGGAACTTCATGAACAAGTACTGGATACCATCTGACGAAGAACCCTTTGCAGAGTGTTGGGTTGACCCATCCAAGACAAAGAGTATGTTGACCAAAGACCATGTGGTCGCAAACGTTAGTGTACCATTTGTCTTTGATGGTGTCAAACAAATTCCTCAGATACAAGAGGTTGTCTACGAAGCACAAGATGCGGGTTACGAAGTAAAGGTCTGTATCGTAACAAGAGACCGAACCATTAACGAAGAACAACAACTCAGAGTCCGTAAGGAAGTAACCCTACCTACCGCATTACAGTACTACTACAACCTAGATGCGACTTTAGAATTCATATCACACGAATCACTCTACCTATATGGTGGTGCGTATCTGAAATGGTTGAGTAAGGTTCTTGACTTTCCGATTGAATATAGTGACGAACGAATATTGAAAGATATCAAAGAGAACCAGAATGCGAAGTATGTGAAACACGTAGAGGAACACTGGTTGGATGAACACGTATGGAATGGGATAAGACCAAAAAATGAAAGGTAAGTATTTATTAATGACAGGAGCGCCAGGCAGTCGATGGTCTGGAGTTGCAAATAGGATTCATGCATCCGTTGACTTTGACCAGACCGATGATACCAAAGAAAGGTCATTCTCACATCACAATGGTTTGATACACGGGGGTGCATACTTTGACCCTATGATGGAGTTTGATAATGACGTTGGGTCATGGGATAAACCATTTAGTGGAGAAGACACTCACGGTGTCCGACTAATCAAATCTCATACCTTTGCATATGAACTGAACTCCTTAAAAGAACATCCTATTGTTATGGTACTAAGGAACGACTACGAGTGTTTAACTTGGTGGTTGGAGTGTGGTGGTTTTGATATTCCGTATCCCAACTATGCGTGGTACAAAAATCAAGACGAAATGTTTACACAGATACAGTTACAGAACAAAGCAATTAACAGATTCATATATAAGAACAGAGACAAAGTTGTCAAGTGTAAAACTAATTGGGAATTATTAGACGTGTTAGAACTAGACTCTTCGGTAACTTGTGATGGATACAGTAAAAAGGATGTGACCGTATATGTCTACCAACCCTAAAGCAATGACTGCCGAAACAAGACAGTGGTTGAAAGACTACTTTACATACGACTGGCCAAGTTCACGCACTGCGGGACTTGATAGATATTATTGGACGGGGTTTAGATTAATTGAAGAAATCGGAGAAGGGGAATCAGTTCTGGATGTTGGTTGTGGTGTCAATCCTCTTAAGCGTCACATTACCAATCTTCATGGAATTGATATCACAGACATAGGTTCTGACGAACAGGTTGCAATTGAATATTTTAAGACCGAAGAGAAGTATGATGTTGCGTTTGCATTGGGTAGTATCAACTTTGGTAGTTACGATACAATCAGAGACCAGACCGAATCAATGGTCAATGCATTGAAACAGAAGTCTCGTATCTATTGGAGATGTAATCCCGCACACCGTGACCATGGTAATGACAAAGTAAAGGATGTGCCATTCTTTCATTGGAGACTGGAACACCACCTCTTGTTAGCAAAACGTTTTGGATACGAAGTAACAGAATTTATGCCTGACTTGAATCGTTATTATGTCAAGTGGGAAAGAGAATGATTAAGATGTTCGTCCACATCCCCAAGAATGGTGGGATGACAATAAGAAAGAATAAACAAATTCGTCAAAAGGTATTACTTTCTGGGACAGACAACCTAAAGAATGCGGAGTATGTACAAGGTCTTACAAAGAAAATGCATGACACCAAAGACCACGCAGGGTACGAACACGGACGTTGGAGAGACTGGCGACAAGACGTAAAGGACACATATCAAGCAGTTGCAATCGTTCGTAATCCTTGGGATAGAGTATGTTCTCGTTACCTGTTCGCAAAGAAAGTAATACAACACGAAGGAACTCAACCACAAAACTATGCAGATGTGTCATCCTTCGAGGCATTCCCAGAGGAACGTCATACGCGGCGTGGGCAAGAGTATATGTGGCAGCGTGCAATTCGTGGATGGTATCCTGCAGACGACCATGTGTCAGACGAAGAAGGAAACAACCGATGTGACATACT